ACGCCGTCGAACGTCACGACGGCGGGCCGGGAAAGAAAGGCATCGAGGAGTTGGCTCACGCGACCACCGTGATGGCGTTGTCGGAAAAGAGGAGCGTCGCGGTGCAGCGCGCAATGTCGTTCGGCGCAACCGTGATGGACGCGTCCTGAACGTAGGCGTCGCCCTTGATCGACTTGCCGGAAGCCCAGATGACTTCCACGTCAGCGATCTTGGTCCCGGTTGCAAGGTTGCTCAGGATGCCGGCGTTGGTCGAGCCTGAATCGTAGAACACCTCAAGCTGCACGGTGCCCTGCAAGAAACCCTGGGCAGTGTGCCGGTGCCCGTCGCCGACGGCGGTGATGTCGATCTGGTTCCTGCTCAGGCTCGCGGTGGCCGACGCGACGTCCACGACGGTCGTCGATGATCCAAACTTCACGCTTGCGGCGGTGGTGGGTGATGGCATGGCGTTTCCTTAGGCGTAAAACGTGAAACCGACGGTGGCGATGTAGAGCCCGGCTTCTTCGCCGTTCTCGGGTTGCGTTTCCTGAAGCACGGCGCGGCCGCTTTCGACGAGCACCCACGAGAGCTCCAGCACGAGCGCGCCGTAAAGCGACTCGGCGAGCGTGAGGGCGTCGGATGCGGAATCGGCGACGGTGTTGAACGTGACGGAAAACGCCGACAGCGGCGCGCCCCCGACGCACGCCGATTCGGCCGAAGTCACTTCGAACGTGATTGCGGGAAGAAGTGACGTCTGCAGCCTGCTGCCGTAGTAGATGCGGCGTCCGGCCGACGTCACGTTCTCGAGCGTCGTGATGATCGTCTGTTGCACCGTCGACGTTTCGGTGACCGTGCCGGCGCTCATGTGACCTCCACCGCGTCGATGACGGCCACGCGATTCGCCTGGTCGAGGTTGCGGATGCCCGCGATGCGGAGGGTCTTTCCCTTATAGAGCAGCTTGTCAATCTGGGTGATCGAGAGCCGCCCGATGTTCGGCCACCGCGTGCGCAGCTCGTAGGTGCCGACTGCGGCCACGCCGTCGCCGTATGCCTGTTCGGTCGGCATCGACTCGCGCACGTCGCAGATGATCGTGCCGACGTTCGTGGTGGTCGTCGTGCGGCGGCCGTACGCGTCCGGGTTGTTGGAGCCGGCGCGCAGCACGTTCACGCGGAAACGGGTCAGGCCCGACGAGATCATCGGAACGTGCCCCGGATTCGGAGATGTTCAAGCATGAACTGACCGCCCAGGGGAACCGTCGTGAGCCCGACGGGCTGCGCGGCTTCCGGGTTGTTGTAGTACAGGCCGACGAGCGAGATGATGGCCTGCACCACCTCGTTCGGCTCGGTCGAGTAGCCGGCGACGTAGGTCACGGTGATAAGCGTGCCTTCCTTGATGGACGGCTCTTTCAGGAACTCGATGGCCTTGATGTCGCCCGAGATGTCGACCCAGTAGTCGGTGCCGCTCGTCATCGTCACGGTCGCGCCGCCGCCGTCGGTGTAGGTCACGCTCGTCGTCGAGACGTACGGGTAGTCGGCGAACGCCGTGCGCGCGAACTCGCGCAGGTACATCGTGCGCGTGGCCTGCGTAAGCTTGATGCCGGTGTAGTACTCGACCCACGACGTTGCCACGCCGATGAGCCGAGTCAACTCGGTATCGTCATCGGTGTAGTCGATCTTGAGCGCCGCTTTCACGGTCGAGAGTGAGACTGCCATAAAACCCCGCTCCGGCCTTTCGGCCGGAGGGGGCAGGTAGAAGATGCCTTACGCGGTGATGATTGCGAACGCGCTGGCGTTCATGATCTTCGAATCGGTGCGCGCGTAGGTGTAGAGCGTCACCGAGTGCGTGCTTGCCGCGCTGTACGGATCGACAAGCGACGTCATTCCGGTGCGGTCGAAGATCTCGAAGTAGTTGAAATCGCCCACGACGGCGAAGACGTTCTCATCCGTGTTGGCGGTCGGAACGTACTGGCCGATGCTGTACGGAACGCCGTAGAGCAGGCCCGGAGCGCCGCCGACCATCGTGCCGGCGTTGGACTGCGCCTGCGTCCAGATGTATTCGGTCGAGCCGGAAGTCGTCACGCTGTTCTTCAGCTTGCGCGCGACGCGGAGGAACGTGTCGGAGAACAGCCACCGGAACCGCGGCGAGTTCCGGTATTGCGGCGCGACCAGGTGCACGGTGTCGATGACGTTGTCGGCGGTCACCGTGGTGACCGCGCCGCCGATGTCCGTCTGCTGCGAAAGCGCGCTGACCTTCGTGTTCGCCGACGATCCGGCGATGCCTTCCGGCTGGCTCGTTCCACTGCCGACGGTGTACGCTTCCTCCATCTTGAGCGCCATCGAAAGACCGATGCGCGAAGCGACCCAGTCGAGGCCACTGCCAATGCCGCCCTGACCGATGGCGTCTTCGATGAACTCCTGGCTCATCTGCGTCGCACAGACGTACTTGTAGGGAACGACCGAGATCGCGGTTGTGAACGACGGGTCGGACGCGGTGATTGACCCTGCTTCCGTAACGAGCGCCGTCGTCGGAAGGCTGCCTTCCACGGTGATTGTGCGCTTGGAGTCGATGGAAGACACCGGTGCGATGGAACGCAGCACATTCGCCTGATAGAGCTTCTCGACGATGCGGCGCTCCATGTCGGTCGGGATGCCAGCGCCCGTGGTGCTTGTTGCGAGCGCGCGCATCTCGGCGGCGTCGCCACGCGCGACGGCCGTCAGCCACCGCTTCGCGTACTCGGGAGAAGCGAGGTCGTGCGCGGCCTCAGCGCGAGGGGCGACCGCGCGGAACTGCGGCTGCGCGCGCTGCTCCTCAAGCTGCTTGATGCGGTCGTTGGCGGCGCGAAGGGCCGCGCGATCCTGCGCGGCACGCTCGACTGCGTCGAGGTCGGCGTCGATTCGCGCGATCTTCTCGCGCTCCTCGCCGCTGCCCCGGATCTCGACGTGGTGCGTCTTCGCACCCGTTCGCGCCGAAAAGGCATCGAGGGTCTTCCGGTACTCGTGGACGGTGTTCTCAAGGTTGTTCAGGTCGTCAGACATTGCTCATCCTGTGCAAGTGGATTTCGAGCCGCAGCGCAGCGGCTTCGAGTGCAGCCGCGGAAACGCTCCGCAGGCTCGAAAAAGTCTTGTCGCCGTACGCGGCGTCGACGACCACGCTCAGCTCGACGAGCCGCGCGGCGGTGACGGTGCGTTCGGTGCGTCGCGGGTTCCATTCGTCCTTCTCGACGTAGAACCCAAACGACATTTCTCCGCTCAGGTCGCCGCGCGCGATGAGTTCGCGCACGTCGTTCCCGACGGTGGTGTCCGCAAGATCGGCGTCGAACCGAAGGCCAGAGGCCGTGTCGGTGAGCCGCAGCGTGCCGCTGCGCGTGCGCGCGAGGAGCGCGCCGCCGTCGTGATTGAAGAGCAGCTTGATGTCGAGCGCGCCGACGTCGCCGAACGCGCCGCGCGCGATCTTCTCGCGGAACTGAGGCGCGAACGGCTCGGAGATCTCGCGCGACCACTTGCCGTAGGGCACGGCGAGCCCGCTGAGGGTGCGGCCAGTCGGCTTCTCAATGGCGATGCTGCGGCGCTCAATCATGTGATCTGCTCCGACGTGTTCGCGCCGATGTTGGTGGTGCCGCCGCCCGTGCCCATGTTCTTTGCGACAATGGGCTCATCGAGGCCCGGCAGCGGATCGAGGTCGAGCCACTCGCGCGCTTCGTTGCGCGTGATGACGCCCGACTCGACGCCGGTCCGTAGCGCGGCCATCTGCTCGGCGAGCGACGGCCGGCTGATCGTGTCGGCGTCGAAGTGCATGTCGCCGAACGGCAAAAGCTTCGCGGTTATCTCGGCCTGCCACGCGGCGAACCAGTGCGAGAGACACGCGTCGACGTACATCCGGCTCAGCCATTCCATCGAGCCGTACGCGTTCGTGCTGTGCTCACTCAGGTAGGACGTCGGCACGCCGTAGATGCGCGACACGTCCTCGACGCTGTAGCGGCGCGCCGCGGCGATGCCTGCGTCATCTAGCGTCGAACTGATCCGCTCGACCTTCATGCCCTCCGAGAGCACGAGCGGTCGGCCTGCGTTCGCCGC